CTCATGTCCCATCAACAACATAATGCAAACATACAGCATTATTTTGAAACAGCAAAATTTTTTCTCGTATTTATTTTAGGATTATACGGCATCCCTGCGGAAGTACTTACCTGCTATATTCTCGTTGAACGAGTCAATATGCAGTACTTTGTATTCGAATTGGTAGTAGACTTCGAAGTAAGATAGCTGCCTTTTGTTTTGGCAGATTTTTATTATTTCTCTCGTATAGTTTTGCTTACCCTCTGACTTTATTTCTTCCAGGAGAGGCTTACAACTGCCCCAATAGTCTGCCCAATTGCTTTCTTTTACTACAAGCTTCTTCTTTGGTACACGACCCGGCTTATCCCACTCAGACTGTTCTTTTTTGGTGAGGGCTTTCTTGGTTTTGCTTTCCAAGACCTTCTTACCAATATACATCTTACCCGTCTTATTGTTCGTGATTTTATAGACAAATCCTACTGCTTCTACGGGGAGATTTTCTCTAGATGTAACTTCTTTTCCTTCTAATAACCAGTTCATTTCTTGTTTTGTATTAATAACTCTCCTAGCACTTCAAGACGACCCACTTCTCTTTGAAACTCGGTCTGTGTCATGTCTAGGGATATGCTTTTATAAGTTTTTTCGTATTCTTTCCTTGCCTGATCTAAATCTAACTTTCCTTCTGATGCCTTTTTATAATACGGAAGCTTTACTTTAAAGTGCGTATAAGTCAGCATAGCTAACCCACCCTTTTCCTTTGCGGTATCTGCTATCTTTTCTGCACCCTTTCCCCTAGTGCTAGCAAAATCTTCTAACGCTTGCTTTGCCTCTTTTAGTATCTGTATCAGCTTTACCATGTCTTATGAGTCATATTTTACTACGAATGTTATGTCAGTATGTGGTGGTATTGGGTATGGAGTTCCGAATTTTCCTACAGCAAGTAACTCGTTCTGAGCATTGTAAAGCCCTATAGTTGTTGCAAAAGGTAAGAAGTCTGAACCTGATACGTTATCGTTTAAAGTGCCTGGTGTTATTGCCGAACCTGACTTAATTGCTGACGGATTTAACGTGTAATTAAAGTCATTCTCGTTTACATGACAACGCACCTCATTCTGATAGATTGTGGTCTCAGCTTGAAAAGACATTGTAAATGGAGAATAAGTTGGCATAATATTATACTAAATATGATGAAGTTAAGTAGTTATAAACTTGTAATCTTTCTGCGTTGCTGTGGGTTACGTTATAGATGAGGATTGAGCCTATTAATGCTCTAGCAGGATCCCACCTAAAATCAGTACTACCGCCACCAATAGTCAATTTATATCCTTCAAATGGTCCAGAATTATTAAGATTTATAGCTCTAATTATACCTGTAGAACTATTATTTACATATATCGTAAGTTCATTTGTTGATAATCCAAAATCTTCTGTAAAAGTAAATACACCTTTAGATGGTAATACTGTTGGTATGTTAGCTTGATTAACTCCCGCTCCAACACCCCTAGATGACATAGCCACATTTGTTGGGGTAGCAGTTATAATAAAACTTCCAGTAGAGGTTAAATAACTAACTCCGCTTCCTACAGTAGATCCTGATGAATATTCCATAATTGTACCTGAATCACTAAGAATACTTGCAACAAAATATACGGTTAATTGCTCACTTCCAGATAAACCGCTCATAGTTACAGCAGTCCTCATACTTGATCCTGTGTAATTTAATGTTGCTGAAGAACCTGATAAATAGATAGCAGGTTGTCCTTTAAAGTAAGATGCACTATATTGAGGGAACCACAACCCATTTGTAGGAGCTACAGTATATAAATCATTAGCATACGCAGTCTGATCCTGCCACTGTGTCACATTATTTGATGAAGTAATGACTCCTATATCAGAATAGAACTCACCAATCAAACCTGTCCTTAGAGGTACTCTTTCTATTGTAGTTGTAAATGTTTGAGATACCCAACTACTATAGCTTGAGACACTACATCTAGACCTTAAGAAGAAATAATAAGTCGTACTTGGGGATAATCCAGATATAGCTAGGGTTCCTAAATCCGCTAAAACATCTGTTCCTGAGCCCACAGGTTCTGCACTAGTAGTAGAAACTACATACTCATAATACAATGTAGGATTCCCTGGAGCGTCCCAATTAGCAACTGCCGAAGCTGAAGATGCATTAAAAGGTTTAAATCTAGGAACAGCACATGCAGGAGTAGGTGTAAATGAGCTTAAGTAATTAGAATTAGTTATAACCCCTATACCTTGATTATACAGCAAATTACCTACGTGTATACTACTAGCTGCAATATCTATTAGGTTACCATTTCCATCATCTATAATGTTATAAGTAGAAGATGATATACTAAACGAAGCTCTTGCTATATTCTCTCCAAACTTAGCTCTTGGAATAGAGATAACTACTACTTGAGCGTTGGAAGCTGTTGGGAAGTATCTGTAGTCATTGTCTAAAGTTCCACTAGCTGCTGTAGATTGTGGATACCATTCGAAAGCACTACCTGATGTTGACCCGGATATAAAGTTCATGTAGTAAAGACCTTGAACCGATCTATACAGCAAAAATTCGTCCGTAAAGCTAGGATTGTAATAATCAAAACTAGCATTACTCGCAACAGTTAATGTAATCCCATTGTCAGTTAAAGAACCGCTTGGGATTACATTTGAGTATTTAAGTTTTATAGGGGTGACTGTTACATCAGACCCTTTTAATGTATTAGATGCGAGACTCATTAGTTAGTTTTATATTTCAACCTTTACCAGTCCAATTTTACCCTAATCAACGCCTCGTGAGTAAAGTCTTTCATCATTGGCTTACTCATTTTCGCTACAGCAAGTAAATCTCCTGTATTGTTATAAAGACCTACCGTTGTTGGGAAAGTTTGGGGGCTGTTAACTAGACTTGGATAAATCAATTGACCTGTAGAACCTGAGAGGAATGATGGGTTGTTACTGTAGTTATATTCACCATTCTTTACCCTCACGAACACGTAATTTGCTGATACAGTCTCTTGTGAGTTGAGCTGGAAGCAAGTACCGGCAACTAGCGCATTATATACAGAGTTATTACTATTAGAAGAGTTTGGTAGATTTGGGTTTGAGGTAGTATCTACGTACAATCCAATACCTCCCGATGCTACTGGTAATGCTAAAGCTCTAGGATTCAATATGATAGTTCCAATATCTGGTAAGAAGAATCCATAAGAACCTGATGGAGTGTACCCAGCAGCCGCAGTTCCTATCCTTGCAGTTGTTGGAGATCCATTAGAACCAGATACAAGATCAAAAATTCTTCCGCAATCCCCATAAGGTACAGTAAGATTGTTAGCCGTAAGGTAAGTGCTATTATCAGTCAAAGTAATCGCACTTCCAGATGCTAGCACAAGCTTTAAAGTACCCGGGAATAGACTTTCTTTGTACCTATTCCTATCTATATTTATTGCAATAATATCAGTAGAATTTGCAACTGTTGTACTTGCTTCACTAAAGTTGAATAGTTGTGTTTCGTCAGCATATACTAAATTCCTGTATTGACCGTAAGTAGTTCTTGATGGACTCATACCAGGAACTAAATCGTTATACAACTTTGATCCTGAGCCATTTGAGTTACCATATGCTATTGAAAACTGTACCTGAGCAGTTGATGCCGTTAATGCAGTATCATATACGTTAAGGTAGAACTGAGGAGATGGTGATGCTGCATTTGACGAAGTTATCATGTTAGCATTCGTCAAAGTGGGATTCCCAGTTGTCCAAGCAGGTGCTACTACCGAGTCTGCACTTATTACGAAATCTGTTGTTTCTAATGCTGTAAAAGACATATATATCTTATTTTATTATTATTTGGAAAGTTTAATTTTTACTGGTACTGTTATTCTAGCTCCTGAATCTCTACCTATTACTGTAAGAGTTGTAGTAATGTATGTAGCAGATCCGAAGAGAGACCTCACAGTAGTAGCAGTCATATTCAGAGACGTTCCTATTACTGTCTTAGATACGTTAGTTCCGATAGTTGTGTTTGTGTTATTAAGACTAGTCGCCTCTGCTGTATTTATTCCAACCCCAGTAAAGCGTGACATAGTTCTAACATCTCCAATTATAAAGAGATATCCTGAAGTTTCTGTAGGAGTTGCTGAACCAACGTAATTTGCTGTAGTAGGATTTACCGTAATAGGTTCTCCTAGTATTAGATTATCTATTGGACTTACTCCGCTAATAACAGGAATAGCACCTGTACCCCTAGGAAGAGTTATGAGTTTATACTTCATAATCTCTTGATCGTCAGGATACGCTTGGATAATTGGCATAGCTTGTATCGCTTCTCCGTAAAATGCTGATCCTGATGGATGGTATGGATTATAAAGACTATAATCTATTTCATCATCAGCAAGACTAAATTGAGTGATTCTGAAGGAACCATCATTTCTAGCGAGTAACTCTCTTCCTTTTTTTGTCAGGATGGCATCTATAACCACCGATGTACTGTTTAAATAAGCCATTTAATTGTGTCTTTTATAATTATAAATATTGGATTTAATAGTTTAATATCTGAGATTGTAACGTAGATTGTAATGTATTTGCGTTTTTAAGTATAATTGGGTTAATGTTTTCTGGTATTGCAAAGCCATAAGAAGTCTTTCCCGGATTCTTTCTACCTTCCAATATCAGCGTAGTTTCATCAGGCACTCTCTTCGCAAATACTACTTTTAGATAGTTATTTAATTTTTGAGCAGTGATATACGCAGGGATTTCTGGAGCTATGTTAAATCTTTGAGTGTTAGTTGTTGGGTTTGTATCCACAGTAATTATCCTATACCTCAAAGCAGCTAAATCACCTATAACAGGAGACCCTATACCCTGTCCATCATAATACAAGTAAATATAATCTCCCGGCTCTGGTTGCATTGAGTAGTTTATGTCTCCATATTCCCCGTATAAGACAGAAGATGAGTTATAATAATCAGAATAGCTTGGATTAAACGTAGATGCACTAGTAAAGAATCTATCAGTATTTCTCGTTAAAGTAAGACTACTACTAGAATATGAGCCACTATTGAAAAGGTCATTATCTGTTATGGTTAGGCTTCTACATAATGTAGCATCCATAGTAACTGCACTACATACTATGTTAGCTCCTTGTTCTATATAAATACCCTGACCACTGCCATCCCAAGTATCAGATTGGTAGTTTGTTTTTAATCTGAAAAACACTTTACTTCCTGACGGTAAATACGTAGTAGTTTGCAAATTTATTTCATGACCTGGAGTCCCAAAATCCGCATATGTACCAGGTACATTTACTGTTTCAGTGGCTATTATCTGACCGTCAGCAAAACCTGCCGAAAATATTGAATCCACTGAACCTAAACCACCATTTATAATATCTAAAGTAAATGATCCAGATACATAAGGAGGAGCTGTATCTTCTTTTTTAAATACAAATACCCCAGAGAAATAATAAAATCCATCAAAAGGAGCAGTATAGTATTCCGTTAATTTACTTCTAGTTCCTGCCCTATAATAACTTCCAAATGGTGTCCAAGTAGGGGTAGAACCACTAGTATATTCGGTTAGCATTGACCTATTTCCATAATAATAGTTAGGCGGTGTACTACCACTACACCATAGATTTATTTCGAAGAATCCTGATGCAGGTCCAGTAGTTCCAGTTGGGTTATCTGATGCGCTATACGGGTTAGTCGGGAAATTACTAAATACACCACCGACCCCAGAAGTATAAGGAGGTCCGTTATATATTATCGCATTACCCGGTAAAAATTGCTTCTTCACATACGTAGAACCGCTTGTAGATAAGGTCTCAGCTATGTCCGTATCGAAACACTCAGATACTGACCCCGAACTCCTATAGTAATAAGGCTGATATGAATACCCACTCTCTAGTACTCTATATGATTTATCTAAATATTTTTGATTAGAATATTGAGTTGCATTAAATTGCTTTAATGTAACCATACTTCCCGGTTTATAAATGTTTTGGAAGTACACCCAATTCTCGTTTTGTAAGTTAAGTTCTTGAATACCTCCAGATACGTTAGCTAAGTATGGTAGCTTTACTACCATCTCCGTTGGGAAATAAGAACTAGTTTCTACAGTAGTAAATAACCCGGTATAGTCAACGTAATAATCTCTTGGGTTAAAGATAGCCCCAAAAGACCAAGTAGTAGGGGTAGTATTACCGTCTGTATACTTAGCTCCCGCATACCTAGAATGTACGGAACTTCTTCTATAGTAGTTATAGTCTTGAATTTCAGCATAATCCCTAGAGCCAGTATACTCTGTAAGATCGGAGTAGTATCCGCAGAATGATCCTGTTTCTATTGAAGTTATATTTGATGACACTATCGAATTATACCTTACACACTCACTTAGGACTCTAACCAATCCATCTGATGTGCCGCTATCAGATACTACCTCCCCATTACACTTAAGATAGCTTATTGAATAGTAACCAGGGTTAATGTTATAACTAGTAAAGGTAACACATCTAGAGCTTTGTGGTTCTGGTACAACCGCTCCTGCATATGCGCAAGATCTACTTATTAAAGATGTAAATGGTACAGTACCTCCCCCATTTCCATATACCCTAAAACTACCAGACTGTGCGCAAGGTACTCTCATAAGAGTTGAACCTCCATCTGGGAATATTTGTATTCTAGTTTCTCCCGTATAACAGTCTCTGTATGAGCCAGTCTCACCACCTCCTGTAGGACTCCAAGAACCTGTATAAATAAAACATGCAGGACTATTACTATACACCCCACACTCATCATACTCATTAATACTATAAGTCGGTGCTATTGCTAGTGGTGACGGCTGCATAGTCCCCCTCCTGACACAATACTGTAATGATTCTACTGGACCAGAAGTTAAACTTGATGAGCCAGGTGATCCGTCACAATTTACCCAAACTATGTTCAATCCATTTGCAGTATCGTAGTTAGTTATTGTCGTATAATAACATGACCCATAAGGACTTCCGGCTCTAGTTGCTCCGCAATTTCTTATTGCTAATGTTGTAGTTAATGATGATGTTAGTAGAGTTCCAGGTTTTATACATATGTAGTTACTAGATGTTGCTTCTAAAGAGCTACTGTAGTATTGGTTATTACAATCTAAGTAGCTATAATTAGTGGGGTTAGTATCTGTATTTTCTACTTTATATGTGATACAATCTAATCTATAACAACTTTCACAAGCAGACTGAGAAGCGATACTATTAAAGTTAATTGGAGTATCAATTCCATAGCTGTATTCGGCACTAATAAATTCTTTAGATGGTTGAATATTTGTGATGTTATTGACCAATGCCCCCTCATTATAGAAGGTAAACATAGATTGTGTCGTTGCTACTGATGATGTCCAAGGGCTTGTAATTGATGACCTCTCTAACTGACTAAACTCATCTGTAACCGCCATAATTTCAGATCCACCAAATTCTCCGGTATATTTCTCCCAAGAATAGTTATTACTTACTGCCACTGGTCCATATACATTATCAGATCCAGTTGCAATATAAGGAGATACTACAGTGTATTGAGTTGTTGTATTGTAGGCTGTAGAATATGGTATTTCAGGTGCATCAGTTGCGGATATACTAATAGTTTCTATAGACTGAGAATAGTTCATACTATTATCCATCTCAGGCTCATGTCTCTCATATTTATTTCTCTCTAAGATGTGAGATTTAACTATTAATCCAGAAGATAGATTTGCCCTTGCAGGTACAAAATCCTTAACCATCTTGAATATAGAATTATCAAAATACTTTAATAATCTAATATATTCGTAGATGTTGTGGTAATAATTATATCCCGCAAAAAAATTAGTCCTATAAGTATCTAATGGATTATAAGAGGCAGAGTATTGATATCCCGGGTCTCCTATTAACTGATCTATATCGAAATATGATGCAGTTATAGTAGAGTTTAGTTTATCGGAAGGAGAGAAGCCAAACTCAAGATTCCTAGAATTGGTTCTATTTACATTGTCATAGTATTGTAGAGTAGTATAAGGATTCAGCAAAGAGGAACTAATTTCTAGTACACTCGTAGATCCTGTTACTTTTGTATTGTAAATATTATCAATACCGACTATAGTATTTCTATTATACCCTCCAAACTCATTTATGGTTAGAACGCTCTTAGGAATACCAAATATATTTACAAGAGCATTAATACTTTCCCTGGTTCCTTTTGTTTTATAAAGGTACGGAATATTATGATAAATCCTCTTGTATATTTCTTTTTGTATAGTATTAGCTGGTAAAGTCGCTATACTAGACGTTACATAATTAGTAATCTTTTCAGATCCTGTAGGTGGCAGCAAAGAGCCATCCTGATTAATACCAAACAAGCTATAATATAAGTTGTCTGATATATTAGAATTAGTGTATATTGTACACCCTAAATTAATTAATGCATCGGCAACTATATCAGGAGATACCCCTGTATTTGGATTGTTAGTTGCTTTATACCTATTACTTACGTCTTTATAATATAACCATATGTTGTCAAAGTGTTGAGCAATCATATTCACAAACGTAATATATGGCTCATTATTTGCATCATCTAAAATATATTGAGGTATTACGTTAGTCAGTAAGTCTTTATTAGTAGCATCGTAAAGTGATGCTGAATACAAGATTGACAAACCGCTAACCCCAGGTACTGTTGTTGATGACCCTAACCATGCTATAGCTTGTGAAGAAGTTACAGGATACAGAGTGTATGGCTGTTTCGCATTACTTTTGGGCCATGCTGTAGACCCTGAAGAGTAGTATAGGTAGTACTCATAAGTATCAAAATTCTCTATTGTATTATTAATAGAGTTTCTCAATGACATTACTGATGCAGATATGGGAGCACTTGTCATACCTCCATATAAGCTTAATTGTAATTGAATTTGAGCACTAGCTGATTCTATTGATGCTAGTTTAGATACGAAATTATTCAACCTAGCTGTTGCACTAGAGAAGTGAATAAAGTTTGTAAAATCACTATAATCAACATTAATCTGAACCGCCTTGTCTTGATAATAGCTCATCATTTTTTGGAATGAGCTAGACACAGAAGTACTTGATAAATTACTATAGTTATAATAAGGGGTTGTTTGTCCTAATTGTTGACTTAAATCAACATTAAAGTTAGCCCCTCTAAGTGTATTTTCTTCTGCTACCCTTACTGCTTCTACTTGAATGTCAACTGTATAGCTTACTGACTCAGCAATCTTTTCTACAATCCAAAGCTGATCCTTAACACTAAAATCTGAAGGTAGTGGTTCATATAATTTTATTAATAGATACCCACCCTCCTCATCTTCAGTATATGCTGCATTAACTGCTATTACATGGTTATTGTTTCCGAAGTTTAAGTAAAAGTCGTTATAATAGTTAGTTGCACTCGCATTAGCCTGATAAATACTATAACCATTCAATATATCAGCATTACTTAATAGTTGTGATGCTAATTTTATTTCTTTTCTAGAGGGAGATATTTCCTTAATCCAATAAAACCTTCCATAAGATGAATTAAAAATATTCCTTAAAAAGTTGTATTGGATATTGAGCGTACCCCTATTATAACCTCTATCCTCTAAATCTTTCTTTGGGTCTACTTGAAGATATCCATATAGACCTGTTGTGGCACTTAATGTAGGACTAGGCTTGTAATTAGTATACTCATATTGTCTATCTAGAAGGTTATTATTCAAATCATAGATGAAACACTCTATGCGGTCATTCTCCGCACCAAACTTAGTAAATATGTCATTACTTACTATAAGAGAGTCATCTTTTTGAGTATAATTTTGACTCTCTACTCCAGTCCCATTAAATACTATATTAACTAATTCAGCCATTATATTGTTTGTGATATATTAAGATATGTTTCACCTAGTTCTACTAATTGAGTTCTAAGAGAGTTTATTTCATCAATTAATGCTTGTTTTTCTTGGTCTATTACTGATCCTCCGATATATTGTTGACTTCTCTCTACTAAATAATTATGGGAGTTTACAGAACCTGACACTGGAATATCATAAAATAATTGGTCGTAGTAAGTAAAGAAATCTGCTACCGTTACAATAGGAGCTACTTCAGGAACTACGGGTGTTACCAGCTCCGTAAACTCTGTATCAATAACCTTTCTATAAGTACTAACGCCTCTGACTTCTTTAATTAACGTAACATCTTCCATTATCTTACTATTTTAAATGTATTATTATTGTCAATATCAATACTCTGTCCGTCAGGTAAGTTTACTTTTATTAAAACTTTATAATACCTCTCAGGCTCTAAACCGTTCATGTACAGGTTAAAATAATTACCATTACTATCGCAGCTCAGTTTTGTATATGTAGTATCAAAATCGATAACCATTTCCTCCGTCTTAGCATCTTGTATTGCCCAATAAGAAGAGCTTGGTAAGGCTTTATTCACTAAGTAAACAGACGATGTAGTAAATTGTCTAGTTGGGTACGTATCCCTGGCATTGACTCTGATTGTATACTTAGCTGTATCGTTTTTAAATACAGGCGTGTTATTTGCAAGAGTTACTGTTACTTGATTATTGTTTACTACAGACAAACTTCCAGTATTATAGCTAGAATCGTCCCACCTCATCTCTAAAGTAGGAGGATAGATTGTATGAGTATCAACACTAAAGTATTTTACCCTAGTATAACTTCCCGTATTGAATTCTACCGAACTTGTCATTTTCAGCAGGAATCCGTAATTACTTCCACTATTTATCCAATATTGTACAATATTCGTAACATTTACATTAAGATCCTTATCGTCTTTATACCCAAATGATTGAGATACTCCAGAACCATACCAAGACCCGCCACCGATGGTATACAAATAATTAGATGGTGTCCAGTTATTAGTTCCCATATAAGCAGTAGATGAGTGCCAACATGCTCCATCTCTTATAGGTGGGTAGTCTAAAAACTTTCCCGTACCCATAGTCCACGATTGACTTACAGGAAATGCTTGTATAATGTATGGCGTACTTAGATTATCTGCCGTAGCAAAGTAAACTCTCAAATAAGCTGCTCTATTTGAACCACTACTTAAGCTATCAAGTTTACTTATATCAGAATTACTAAACTGTATTAAACTTCTTCTAATATCATCTGCACTCTGAGCCTGTAAAGCTACATTAGGAATCCCTGCATTTAATACGCCTACCTCTAATATCTCATCAAGACCCGCATTATCTTTAGGCTGAGAAGAATATAAGGTTGTATCTGCTTCTGCGAATATTTTATATACTGCCATTTTTTATCTTTATAAAGTTACAACACGACCTTTTATGTCTATATCCGGGTATTTAACTTCGAATATTGACGGATCTAGTGACGGGTATATAACATTATTCATAGTTCCCGCCTTTATATCATAACTATACTTTGAGTATCCACTAGCTTCTCCGCTAAGGTTTACTACTTCTATGTTCTTAACAGTTTGGACTCCTTCTACAGAATCTATAACTGTATATAGACTTGATAGGATTATTGGTTGGTTTATTTGCCAGTTTCCTGTATTAAAGAAGTCCTTCACTGCTGTAAGAGTTCTAGTTAATACGTCCTGTGCATTATAGTTAGGTCTAAGAACTATATCATAATTAACTCCTATATTGATTATATAAGCTGGTTTTATGTTTATAGAGTCAGTTAACATCCTATAGCCCTGTAAGTAGGTAGATAAGTTTTTTATTAGATTTGATGTTGGTGCGGCTAGATTACCATTAAAATCCAAACCTAACACATACATACTAATCAATATAGGATCTCTATCAGCAGGGTTATTTGAATTATAGTTGGCAAAGGTGATATCATCCTTAGTTACATAAGCT